GTATCTGGGCATCGGTCCAGTGCTTGAAGTCGCGGTGTCCCTTGGTGCGAGCTTTGGTCATGCCCCGTATTTCCTTGGCAACATAGCGGTCATAATGGGTTTGGCTATACTGCTTCGTCAGCTTGCGGAATGTTACTTCTGCCATCATCGTGTCTCCTGTGGGGCAGTGCGCATCCTCTCCCGTGGGGTGGTTAGGCAACAGTGGTATGCCGCGCCAGATAGTTAAAACCTTGCCAGAAGACACAGGGGTGATACCCTGCCCGGTTACTCACGGCATGCAAGCCATCGTCGAGACCATGGCGGTCGCAGAAGTCGCGGATCGCGGCAACGTGCGTGTCCGTGAACCGATGCTGCGTCTTCGCGGTCGGGCGGATGTCGATATGGTGATACGCATACTGCTGTGTGTGTCGGCGCAGCGTCACGGGAAAGGGTAACTCTGTTTTCGCTGCCGCTTTCAGGGTGGCATACGCCGCGTCGTTCAAGCCTTCAACCTGCCACATGGTCGCCATTGTCCTGTCTCCTGTGGGGGCGAGGGCACATCCTCGCCCGTGGGTGTTAGCGATTGCTATGGATGCCCTTCATGATTACCAGAGAATCTCTTGTTCTTGTTGCCCAGCTTTCCAGTCTTGCGCTTGTTGGGCGAGTTGGACGATCTCGCCTTCCTCATACACGTACCACCCTTCGTGCGTCTCAATCTTATAGGTCTGGACACCATTGTAGATGGTGTGGCTTCCAACCGTGGCGGTGATGCCCAGGCGTTTCAAGTGTTGGTAAATACGGAGGAGCGTCCCGGCTGCCATGCTGCCTACTGGTTCGTTGTTGGTCAGAATTGTTGCGGCCATCGTCATGTCTCCTTGTGGGCGAGTGCCCATCCTCGCCCGTGGGGGTATGTTAGTATTTGCCGACGAACTCTCCAGTTTCATCGTAGATCGCTATGTAGCTCTTGCCGCGGCCTGTGGGGCCAGCAGGCTGGCCCGTGGGGTGTTAGGCAATCTGTCCCGTGGTGCGGATACGATACTGTGTTGTTTCGCGGGGGTGCGTGATACACCAGCGACAGGTGCATTCCACAAAGCACCGCTGGTGTTTGTGCCAGCGCACGCCTGCCCGGTGCGCCACTTCGAGGCCATCGGTATCGAGGCTGTAATTGCCCTGGTCCGCATCCCAGGTATAGACGGCGTTGCGAGTGGTGACCGTGTTATCCTGCTCGAGAATGAGCAAGGACTGGTTATACAGGGCTAAGGCTTCGTTGTTGGTCAAGATTGCTGCTGCCATGATGCTGTCTCCTGTCTTAGAGGCTTTGAACTCGCTCTGTCACCAGAGGCGACATTCCAGCATCACTTGTTCTGTGCTCCGCTGCCGCCCCCCTACTGCCTCCTACGTTGCCTCAGAGGCTAGGTCGTCCTGGACGGTGCCCAGCAGTCCCGGTTGCCCGGTCGCTCTTGCTTTGTGACTAGAGTATGACAGTGTTAATAACACATGTCAAGGGGTATTATGAGGTTCCCGCAAAATTTTTTCACGATGTTCAATGGCCCTTGGGAGTGCAGCCCTGGTCTGGGCATAAATGACGAAGGCAAGGAGCCGTGCTAAGGGCTTGCTGGTGGTGCAGCGATCTGGTTGGGTCTCGATCTTACGGAGGGAAGCTTCGCTAATGTCCATACTGCTGGCAAGCTCGTGCTGGCTCAGCCCGGCGTGCTCGCGTAACCGCTGCACATCTGCGCCGGTCAAATCACTTGCCCGCTGCCGGGTCCGTTGTGTCTGTGGGGGCATGTGTGTCGCTCCTGTGGCAAAGAATAAGGATGCTTCCAAGAGTATAGCATATGTTAGTAACACGCAGCAATACGCGACTGCTCGCGCGTGGTTGCTTGCTGGTGCGTCACGACTCCTGCGCCAGCGACTCTTCGCCAACCTCTCTTCTTGCATCGCCCTCGCCTTTTGATGTATGATATTCCTACACTGTAGGTCTCGGCCTACAGTTGTTGTATGCCGATACAGTCACTCTCTGTATGCGTCGTCATTTCGCTCCTGGCGAAATCCTCCTGGAGTCTGCGGTATGCGTCTCTCAACGGTGGCTTTCCTGGGTCTGTTGCTTGGTGCTCCTGCCCTCACGGTGGCACAAGAGATTCCCTGTGCGCCGCGGGACAACTATTACAGTTCCGCCAAAATCTTCTGGCAACCGAAGGCGTTGACGGACGGCTGGGTGCTGGATAGCTATCTCCTGAAGCGCCGCGATATGGCCACGACGCAGTGGGATGTCATCGCCGATGCCATCCCTGCCACGACGCTGTACTACGAGGATAAGGGCCTGAAACGCGGTGTGACGCAGCAATGGCTTCTCTATGCCCGGCTCAAGACGCCTGACGGCTTGCTGGTGCTGTCGGACCCGTGGCCCCATGACGCGAGCTTTCCCCCGTGTCTGGCGACCAAAGCGTTGCCTGAGATGGGCACGGTGGGTGCCGAGCCGCTGGTGCCGTGAGTGGACGGGCTGTGCACCGTCGTGTTGCGGTGGTCCACGCCTGACGTGCTGCTCCCGGTGCGCGTGCGGCAACGCGATAGCGGGGTGATTACGGTGCTGGCGCTGGAACCAGGGGATACGCGGTTTGTGACGACGCCGGTGAAAGAGCGCCGGTGCTGGAGTGCCCGGTTTGAGGATGCGGGCAAAACCACCAAATGGAGCCGCTGGGTGTGTCGTACCCGGCAAGGGACGATCGACACGAATGACCCTGACACTGCGCCGCAGCGCTTGCGACGCCAACGAAGGAGCTAACCTGCGATGTGGCACGATTCGGTACGTAAAGGGCTGATGCTGGCGTTGGGGTTGGGACTGTGTGGGGTGGCGTGGGTCGTGGCCCAGGGCGCCCATAATGCCCGCACCGATATTTTTGACTTCCTTAATGGCTTCCAACTCAATGGCGGGACGGTCATTACTGGGACCACGGGTGCGCAAAATAGTGCCGTGGTGCTGCCCGCTAATAGTGTGGGTGGGGCTGAACTGTCTGGCGCCCCCATTGAGCTGATCTATTGTGGACAAGCTGACGAGAATGGGACCATCTACCTGAGCCCTACCGCCGGGGTCAACGGCGTCGATTTGGGCGATGGGGTTGATTACAGCATCAGTGGGACCGCCTGCGATGGGTTGGACGGGGCCACGGAAGCGACGCAAGACTTGATCCTCTTCCCGGAAGTCGCGTTTAAGATTATGGGTGGCTATTGTCAACAGGCAGGGGCGGAAGCCCTGGGCGCTGGCGAAACGATCGTCTTTCATTATCGGGCCGCTGCCGCCAATGTGACGCCTGACCTGACCTGTACCATTAGTGAGGCGCAACGTGGCTGTGCGATTGCCACCGGCACCACGACCAATATTGCCGCCAATGCCGCAACAGCGGTGCAAGCGGTGATGACTAGTAACAATACGGATAGCGATCTCTGGTGCTCGTTTCGCGCTATGCTGCTTCCCTAGGACCTGACTATGCCGGAATCTGCTGCGGCTCGCGCAAAACGCCAAGCTACCGCACGAGCCTATGCCAAGCGCAAACGTGCCGAAGCGCGTGCCCTCAAGCAACAAGAGAAAGTGCCTATGGACGTTGTAAGACCGCCTGACGAACTCCCGCCGTGGACGCCTGATGCCCAGAGTCCCGCTGATGTGGTGCTGGCTGACCCTGGCCCGGTGCGTGCGCAGCCTCCCGCGACTCCACGCGACTTTGCCCCTGCCACGGTGCCGCAAACCTCGCCCCTGGCTACGTGGGACGAGGAGATTCCTGCACATACGCCGTTTAGCTATACGATGAATGCGCCGCTGTCGCCGAGTGATGTGGATACGATTACGACCTTTTATAATTTGTACATGGGCAATCCGCCTGTCGCGCTTCAGGGGATGACGACGCCGAGCGCTCGGGCCCAGGTCAAGCGGCAGATGCTGCAAGATGCCGCGGTGGTCCTGCCCCTGCTCCAGCGGCAATATGAGCTGGCACGCCTCGGTGATAGCGCCAACGGGCAAGAGGCGCTGCAAGTGAAGCGGAACCTGGAATGGGTGGAACAACGGCTCAGTGAAGTCCAGGGATAAAGGCTGCGACGGTGGACGGGCTTACGCCATTGCAAGAACGCTTCGTGGCGGAATATGTGAAAGACCTTAATGCCAGCCAAGCCTATCAGCGTGCCGGGTATAAGGCCCGTGGAAATATTGCTGATGTCAATGCTTCGCGACTGCTCAGGAATGCTAAGGTTGCTGACGCAGTGCGTCAACGCACTGCGTCACAGCTCAAAAAGATTGATATTACAGCGGATCGTGTCCTCGAAGAATCGGCGCGTCTCGCGTTCCTCGACGTGCGGCAACTCTACGAGGATGATGGCTCGCTCAAGCCTGTCTCACAATGGCCTGACCACATCGCTGCGGCGGTGGCAGGGATTGAGACCGTGCAGCAATATGAGTATGTCGATGGTGTGAAAGTCCCTACCGGCACGGTGAAGAAGGTGAAGCTCTGGGATAAGCCAGGGCAATTGGCGCTACTGGCCAAGCATCTCAAGCTCTTACAGGAAGATGTCCCCCAAACCGTGGTGAACATTCAGATTAACGTGCGCACGTCCTTAGCAGAAGCGTTACAGCATGCCTACGGCAACGACCAAACCTCCGAAGCCCGCTAGTCTGCCTCCTGCGGACCAGGCGCTCCTCGATGACTTGATCCAGCTGGTGGACAAGCCCTTAGCCTATGTCCACTGGGCCTTCCCGTGGGGCGAAGGAGAACTGGCGGGGGAGTCAGGGCCTGATACGTGGCAACGCGACGTGCTCCTGGACCTGGAGCAGCAGCTCAGAGTCACGGAGAGTAGCGTGCGGCTCGCGGTCTCGTCGGGCAATGGTATTGGCAAAGGGGCGCTGACGGCCTGGGTGGTGCAATGGTTCCTCGCCACCAGACCCCAGTGTAAAGGGATTGTCACGGCCAACACGGCGGACCAGCTCTCTACCAAGACATGGGCCGAGGTGGCGAAATGGGTCAAGCTGTCGCGCGTCGGGCACTGGATGCACTGGCAGGCCACGAAGCTCTCCAGCATCTTTGCGCCAGAGACGTGGTTTATCAGTGCGCTGCCGTGGTCCAAAGACCGGCCGGAAGCGATGGCGGGGCTGCATGCGCCGTACGTCCTGGTCATTCTGGATGAGGCGAGCGCCATTCCTGACACGATCTGGGACACCTTAGAGGGCGCCATGACGACGCATCGGGCCGTCTGGCTGGCGTTTGGTAACCCGACGCGCAATAGTGGCCGCTTTAAGGACGTCTTTCCGGGCGGGCTCTATGCGCATGAGTGGCGCACCCGGCGGATTGATAGCCGTACCGCGAAGAAAGCGAACCGGGCACAGCATGAGCAGTGGATTGCTACTCGTGGCCTGGACTCGGACTTCGTCAAGATCCACGTCTTAGGCGAGCATCCGCGTCAGTCCGAAGAGCAATTTATTGGCCAGGACATTATTGACGCAGCGCGTCAAAGAGACCAGGCGCCATTTCTGCATATGCCGATGATCCTCGGGGCGGATGTCGCGACCACGAACCGCAGCGTCCTGCTCGTGCGCCAGGGGGCCAAGATTCTCTGGCGGGGCGAGTACTGGGGGAAGACACCGGGCGAGTGTGCGGCGCTGATCACCTCGACGATGGACCACTATGAGCCGGATGCCACGTTTGTGGATGCGGCGGGCCTCGGGGCGGGCATCTATGACATGATCCGCCATACGAACCATTACGTCATTGCAGCCAATGGCGCCCATGCCGTGCCGGAGACTTTAAGTCTCCCCAACATGCCGAGCGACAAGGACATTTATTATAATATGCGCGCGTGTATGTGGGGGCGCATGAAAGACTGGCTGCGGGACGTGGGCACGTTGCCCCTGGAGTACACCGATCTCTCAAGAGAACTTCAGGAACCTCAATGGACGTATGCTGGAGCTAACAAAATCTTGTTAGAATCCAAGGAAGATATGCGTAGTAGGGGTGTCTCATCCCCAGACTGCTTCATTGCTGGAACGCTTGTTGATACCCCTGGCGGGCTGTGTCCTATCGAGAGCCTTCAGGTAGGAGATATGGTTGATACACCCATGGGACCGCGTGCTATTCTGCGGGTGTGGGTGACAGCAACAACCAGTCTCACTACAGCACATTTTTCCAACGGATCTTTCTTGACCGGAAAAGGTGCACATCACGTATTTACGTGGGATTGTGGATGGAAACGCCTTGATGCATTGTTATTAGTTAATAGAATAGAGACTAATAACACATGGAGGCGAATGTTATGGAAATTCCTCGCAAGATCATATACGCCGGTGAAACCTTTTGGCTTCAAACATCAGGTCGATACTATCAGTCAGGGCGACATAATGCGCCGGAGAGACTTTTACATCGGCGCATCTACACAGACCATTATGGGCCTATTCCTGCGGGGTATGTGGTCCATCATGACAACGAGAATTGGCAAGACAACACACCGAGCAATCTTATCCTTAAACTGGATGAAGTCCATGGGCGTGAGCATATGCTCGAACGTATGGCGGACCCTGACTACCGGGCGAGAGCCTTGGAGGGGTTGGGCAAGGCCCAGCATGCCGCACGTGCCTGGCATAGTACGCCAGAAGGGCTGGCATGGCATAGCGAGCATGGCAAAGCCTGCTGGGATGGTCGGGAGTCTGTGGCAGCAGTGTGTACGGTCTGCGGAACGGGCTTTGACACCTACTTCCCTTCCCGTGCTAGGTTCTGCTCTAGGTCATGCATGCAGCGTGAAGGCTACCAGCGTGCCAAGACGAGTCATGGCATCTGTGAAATCTGCGGTGTGTCTTTTGTGGTCAATAAGTACCGGCGTCAGGCCTGTTGTTCCCGTAAATGTGGAAGTATCCTCCGGTGGCATGGCGGTTCCGGTCTACAATCTGACACTGGACGGTGACAACGTCTACTATGCCAACGGGGTGCTTGTGGCAAATTGTGCGGACAGCCTGTCACTCACCTTCTATGCCACCGTGCGTCCCAAGCGCGGCGTGGGCCTCAATGGGCATCAGCAGCAGTATGCGACACCAGCCGCCAGCCCGTTTGCGCCACGGGGCGGACCCCGGCAGCAGTTCGCGGGGGGTGGGTCGCGGCGATGAGGGAGAAAAGGGGTCAAGAGTCAATAATTTGACGACACCATAACAATATATAGAACAAACATTTAGTTTTTGAGGGTGTCAAATTAGTCGGGGTAAACACTTTATTGAGAATGTCCCCTTTATTCTTAGGTGCATCGTGCCAGCAACAACAGAGAAACAACAACACTTTATGCAGATGGTGCAAGCTGTGAAAGCAGGTCATGACATCAAGGGAGTCTCGAAGGAGACCACGGGCAAGCTCCACCAAGCGGCCAATAGTATGAGTGATAAGCAACTGAAGGACTTTAGTCACGTGGCGAAAAAGCCCCAGAAAGGGTATTGAGCCATGCCCCGGCGCCCGGCTCAGGGTATGACCTATGTGGTTGCGGGCAAGCTCTATACGCTGTGTGGGGTCACGCTGCGGTACACGCTGGCGTGCTGGCGGTGCACCGAGGTGAACGTGCAGGACGTGCGGCTGCCGGCGGGGCGCGAGGTGCCCTTGGGCACACTTCCCCCAGGGTGGCAGGTGGTCGAGGGGAAGCCGATCTGTCCGCAGCACAGCGTGCAGGTGAGCTAGGATGTTTCGTGTCCACTGGAAAACCGAAGTGTCCGTTCCCGAACTGAAGCTTTTGCTGGCCGAGCTGCGCCAGTTGAAGGAGGGTGTGATGGCTGGGTTAGAAGGACTGCATCAAGCGTTAGATGGGCTCGCCGAGCGGATTGCCCAAGAGATCGAGCAATGGGGCCAACAGCATATGATTGACCCGGCGGAGGTGGCTGTCCTGACTGAGCGCATCAACGGGATGGCGCAGCAGGTCCGGGACATTATCCCTGGGGACCCCGTGGAGGAGGAGCCGCCCGCGTAGCATCGTCGTTGCGTCACAATTCTATACGCCGCGCTCTCCCTGGACTTGCTCCCCAGGCCGAGGCGCACCGTGAGGGCCAACGTGGATCGATCCCCATTGTTGGCCTTTTGTGTTTCTGGGGGCGCGGCGTATGGACCAAAGGAGTCAGTATGCCTACCGCTGAACACCAGGCCGCGGCGGCGCTCGTGAATCAGGCGCTCAGTCAGCTGATGGTCTATCTTCAGGCGATTGCGCATGCCAAGCAGGACGGCATCAGCGACATGGAGAAGTGGATGCTCGCCATGCAGGGGGCGACCATGGCGTCGTCACTGGCCATGCCGTTTATGTTGGCACCCAAGGAGGTGCTCGCGGTGATGCCCCAGATAGCGCCCTATGTACGGGTGGTGCTGCCGGGAGGGTTAGCCTAGATGGCCTGGATTGACCGAGAAGCCGTATTACGCCTGATTGATGAGCAGTTCGCGGGGGTCCAGCAGGATCGCACGCGGCCTGATTCGCGATGGGTGCGGCGGTCGGACGAGGCATTAGACGCCGTGGAGCGATGCTTGCGTGCGTTGCAGAGTCAGGTCGAGGGGCTTTCGGGAACGGCGCACGGGCCGCATGCCACCCAGGAACAGGCCCGGTTGGGGCGGTATCTCGCAACGAGATGGGCGGGGCATGGGACACAGAACACGGTGGATTTGGCGCTGGCCGTGATGGAGGAACATCGCCACTGCCGGGATCTCGAGGAGTTGGGACTGGTGGGGCATGACCCGGCGTGTCGATGCCTCTGGCAGTGTGAAGGCAAGCACAAAGAGCAGACAGGAGTGTACTACTGATGCGCCTGTCCTACGCAGAACGAACGCTCCGGCGTCTGAGTCGTGCGGCACGGATGGTAGCCCTCCGGCAGTTGGGACCCAGTTATGCTGCGATTGGGCGGCTCGAGGGATTGTCGCCGCAGTATGTCTGGACGCAAGTGGAAGCGTATGCCCGGCTCGCACGCAGGAATGAGGAGAATGTGGTGTGGGATGCGCGACGCAAGGGAGATAGCCTAGATGTCCACGGCCTATGCCTTTGGCCCGATTGACACGTACGCGGCGACGCCGGGCACCAGTGACAGCAAGGTCACCCGCCTCCTCCAGCGCCATAACGAACTGCTGGCGCAGCGCACCTTGCACGATAACGTGTGGCAGGACATCCTCGAGCTGATGCTGCCGGGTGCGGCCGACATTACCCGCTTTCGGGCGCCGGGCCAGTCCCGCACCGATAAGCTCTTTGACACCACCGCCATTCTCGCCAGTCAGACGCTTGCCGCCAATCTCATGGGCAGTGTCACGAATCAGGCGATTACCTGGGCGAAGCTTGGCTTCCGCAATAGTCAGTTGAAGGATAGCCAGGCCGTCAGTACGTGGCTCAGTACCGTCGATGACATTATGATGGCGGCCTACAACGCCTCGAACTTCTACCAGGCGGCGCACACCTTTTACCTCAACCTGGCGATCTTTGGCACGGCGGCGATGTACGTGGGCCAAGTCGAGCAGCTGGGGCGCCAGGGCCAGGCGGAGTTGTTCCTCCGCTTCCAGACCTTGTCCACCGGCCACTACACCATTGCCGAGAACCATTTTGGCAAAGTCGATACGCTGTTTCACACGTTTACCTTAACCCCCCGGCAAGCCCGCCAGAAGTTTGGCGAGGTGCAAATCAGCCGCCAGTTGCGGGAGCAAGCCCGCAATCCCAGTGAGATGGACCGGCCGAAGCGCTTTGTGCACTGCGTCTATCCCCGGGCCGATGTCGTGGCCGGCAAGCTCGGCAATCGCAACATGCCCTTTGCCGAGACCTACATCGAGGTGGATGCCCGGCATATCTGCTGGGAAAGCGGGTATGAGGAGTTTCCGTTCCTCGTGTCGCGCTGGGAGACCGTGGGCGATACGCCGTATGGTTTTGGGCCGGGGCACATGGCCTTGCCCGATGTCCGCACGCTGAACACGCTGCGCGAATTGATGCTGTTGCAGTTGGAATTGTGGGTGCAGCCACCCCTGACCGCGCTGGAGGAGGCGGTGGTGGGGGCGATCAGCCTGGAGTCGCTGGCGGTCAATACGGTACGCCAGGACGGGGCGCTCAAGCCGATTGACCTGGGTGGGCGGCCGGATCAGGTGCGCATCGAAGAGGCCATGCTCCAGAAGGCCATTCGGGACCTGTTCTATGCCGATGCGCTCCAGGGCTTGCCGCCGGCCGAGGCCTCGACCATGACGGCCTTTGAGGTGGCGCAGCGGGTGGAGATGATGCAGCGGCTCATGGGGCCGGCGTTTACGCGGCTGCTCAGTGAGATGTTGGACCCGTTGGCAGATCGGGTCTTTGGGCTGCTGTGGCGGGGTGGGGTGTTTCCGCCGGTGCCCCGGGAAGTCGTGCGGGCGGCGCAGCAGAACCAGGGGCAGTTGGATGTGGAGTATGAAGGACCGCTGGCGCGGGCGCAGCGGGGGGTGGAAGTCAAGGCCATTAGTGAGAGTTTGGCCGTGGCGGGGCAGATCGTCGGCTTGACGCAAAGCTTGGCGATTCTGGATAATATTGATCTCGACCTGGCGTGGCGGATTGTGACCGAGGCGAATGGCACGCCACGGGAAATCATCAAAGATACGGCGCAGGTGGAGCAGCTGCGGCAACTCCGTGCCCAGCAGCAGGCGGAGCAAGCGCAGCTCGCGATGCAGGCGCAGCAGGCGGAGAGCTTAGGAAAGGCGGCACCGATGATGAAGGCTGTCAATGAGATGGGGAGTATGGCCGCAGCATGACCCAAGACACCCCTAGTCAGGACCTGCTCGCCATGCTAGACGCCGATGCCTATGCCTCCTGGCAATTTTTTCCGTTGGTTTGTCTGGATGGGGCGTTTACGCTCGAAAAGCTGGAAGCTTTTGTGGCCGCCTGGCGGGCCTATGAAGACACGAAACAGAAGGAACAGCCCTCATGACTTTAGCGACCGACTTGATTGCCCAGGTGCAGGGGCATCTAGCGACGTCGGGGCAGAACCTGCCCTTGTGTTACGTGGACCCGGTCACGGGGGAGCGGTGCCCGGTGGTCGTGCGGCATCGGATTGCCCGGGAGGCGGGGAACCCGTTTGTGTACCTCGAACTGGTGCCGCTCCGCCCGGTGGCGGTCGTGGAGTAGCCGATGGACTCCCCTGGCGTCAATCCGCAGCGGCTGCTCAGTCGGGAGGGCCAGGCGCAGTGGCTGCGGGCCGAGGCCCAGCGCGAGAAGCTGCAAGAGCATGCGCGGTATCTGGCGGCGCTCCAGCATCTGCTGAGTGATCCGTCGTTTGACGTGGTCCTCCGGCACTGGTTTCAGGTGCTCTTTCTCAGTGGCGACATGGGGGCGGAGACGGGGGACGGGCTGTTACCAGGGACGGGGGACGGGGAACAACGGTTCTTTTGGCAGGTGTTACGCGACTTGCGCCAGGCGGGCGCGATGCAGGCCCAGTTAGCACGACAAGGGGTGACAGGATGACCACACCACCACACGTGATGCCGCTCCTCAAGTCAGGGGCAATGCGGATGAGTATTACGGTCGAACCGTCTGGCGTGGTCGGCGAAGTGGCGGTGAACGTGACGCCCGAAGCGGTGCCCGGTGGGTGGGCACAGGTGATGAAGCTCTGCTGTCTGGGCATTGAGGTGGCGACGGCGCAACTTCAGCAGAAGCAGGGGCCGCAGGCCCCGTTGGTGATACTGCCGGGGAATGGGGAGCAGCATTAGCGATGAAGTTTCTTGTGGACCATGCTGGGCTGGACGGTCTGTCGTGGCATCTGGAACGGTTGCCTTCGGGCATCACTCGTCGTCCGAACACTCGGTTGATGGCGAATTATGCGGAGGCTGCGGTGCGCCTCCCGTTGCAGATCGTTGCAGACTGTCTTGGTGATCTTCCGTCAGACATGCCTGTGCTCCAGATTCACACCGTGTTTGATGTGCTCACACTACGGAATAGGTGGACACTGGACGTAGAGAGCGTTCCCAGACTCACTCCTGTGCAGCAGCAAGCGCTTGACATCGCCAACCAGCGCTTGCAAGCCCGTATCGACGCTGAATATCTTCACGCGATGACGCCTCCAGCTCAGACGCCTTCAAGTGGCACTGGTTTAACAGTGGCAAAGCTACGCCAGGCCCGCGCTCTCTTGGAGCAGCGAGAGATCGTTGGGCAGGATGATGGCTTCCGCTACACGGCCAAGTCAGATGCGGATGTTCCCGATACCCCGCTGGACGAGTGGACCGCCGGCGTGGAGGCGCTGCTCGCGGGGTGCGAGACCTGGCAAGCGCAGACGCAGGAGGTGTTGGATGACGTCCGCTGAGGTGAGTCCAGACGACCGCGTGCTCTTTGAGGCGGCCTGTGCGCTCTATGACCAGCGCGAGGCGCTCGCCGCGAAAGTGTACTGGGCGCTGATCGCGGAGCCCGACGTGGTGGCGGTGCGTGTAGCGCCTGCGGACATCAGCCCGCTCCAGGCGCATGCGATGGAGGTGCTGGTGTGGCTCGCGCCAGCCGGGGATGTGTGGTTGCTCCGGTTAGAGTCGGTGGAAGCAGCACCGCCTATGGCTATTCTTGATGCGTACCATCGGGCACGGTGGAAGAGGCAGAGGCTGGAAGCGAGCAAGAAAGTGAGCCTCGGATGTCCGTGAGTCATGACACCCTGACCCAACTCGAAGCCTGCGGCGTCACGGAGACGCATCTGAAGGAGCTGCTACGCTTTCTCCGGTGCCAGCGCAACGGCTCGTGGTCCTGGCACGGGCGCAATGGGCAGTTGGAGCAGTGTGAGCTACGGCTGGTGTATCCCGCGAAGCGGGCGGTGGTAGAGGAAGTGGGGATGCATATGTGGAAGGACCACGAGACCAAACGCTAGGTCTCGTGGTCCTGTTTGCCTGCGGCGCCGTGTGCTGTCCAGTCACGCTCTGCCACCCCCTGCCGTGACGAGTCTTGCCGCGCCTGCGCTGCCATGTCGGGAGCGGCCACGCCTGGCCGCGTCGAGCCTCGCCTGCCAAGCCCAGTCCGGCCTGGCCGCGTCAAGAGGCGCCATGTCTCGTCTCGCCTGCTATGTCCCGCCTTGTCACGTCGTGCCCAGCCATCCCCGCCATGCCTGCGAAGCCTTGCCAGGTCAAGTCGCGCCAGGTTCTGTCGCGCCGCGCCATGCCTGCGGTGCCTCGTCGCGCCTTCCTCAGCCTCGTCATGTCGCGCCTAGCCTGCCATGTCCCGTCGGGCCTAGTCGCGTCTCGCCTTGCGTCGCCTGCCGTGCTATGGAACGCGGTGCGATGCGAAGCCTGGCGATGCCTGCGAAGCCGCGTCGTGCCGTGTCCGGCCAGGTCGTGCCTAGTCAAGCCATGCTTGCGCAGCCCGGTCTGGTCCTGCCACGCCTTACCTACACTATCAGCCCCCATTCTTGTTGCGTTTGCCTTGGGCTGCTTCCCATAGGGGGGCAAACTCGTTGAGGACGTCAAGCGGGAGGTCACTCAAGGTCTCTTTCTGATGGACGGTCAGCAGGTCAATCCCTTTTGCTAAGACGTCAATGTGTCGGGTGAGCCCGTCCCGTTGGGCGCCAAGGCGAGTCATATGAAACAGGAGGTCGTTTTTTGTAAAGTAGAGCAACGCTTTTACTTCATGATTCGCGACTTCGAGGTGCGTGTCTTGCAAAATTTGGGGATAGACGATGGTTGGGCCAGTCCAGGGCATTGTCTGGACGGGGATCGTGATGGTGCGGTGTTCCTGGGCTCCGCGTGTGATGGGGACGGTGCCGATGAGCACACCCGTAGTGGCTTCGCGGGGCTGGGGGCTGGACAAGGCCGCACTGACGCGGGCGGCGAGCGCATCTTGGGCTAAATCTTCGATCAGACTCTTGGAAATACGGGGGCGTAAGGTTTCCCATCGCGTACGGATAGTTTCGCGTGGTAGTTGTTTGTGCTGCTTAATGTCGTCACAAATGGCGGCGACAATGGCTTGTTTTGTTTCAAACAGTGCAAGGGTGTCCTGACTCATGGTTTCGTCGTATCCACATTAAAGAGTCCATACCCAATTCCATTACTGTCGCGAGAGTCGGGCCGTCCTTCGCCTATGCCCACCTGCCGTCCAACCCGCACCAGTAAATTGGAAATATCCTCATAACTAAATTGGTCCATATCAAAGCGCACGCGGAGCCAAACCTCCCACGTTTCCCAGAGGGGGCGATTACGGAGGTCAATCACACCGGTGGCATTTCGCACGGGGAGCAGGTGAGGGTGGGGGGCCCCATAAATGCGGACGAGCGGGGTCTTATCGACGACATCCAAACCATCGCTTTCAATAAAGATCGAGAGCTTGGCAATCGTCATTTTGAAGCCACACATGCGGCAGGCACTGATAAACGCACTCCGAAACGCGCCACAGGGGATGCCGTAGGTGCCCTCATCCATGAAGTGAATCGCCTGGAGATAATCGGCCTCAAAATTTCGCGCTTCTCTGGTGCGTTTGGACCGTGATTGTTGTCCCGCTTCGTGCGTCGCTTGGATCTTGTGGATGGCTTTTTCGCTAAACCGGCATTGCATGTACGGACTGGTGCCAACCAGATGGTACGTCGCCGTGTGTTCGGCGAGTGGAGTAATTTTTACAGTGGCGGTGGCGACCACGAGTGGCATGCCATTGCCTGGGGAGGAGGGAAGAGTGGTTGTGCGAGCCATGCGACTCCTTTCTGTATCACGAACACAGTTATCAACTGTATGATATATGTAGTATGACAAATGATGTATGAATACGCAATACCTCTTGCAGAGTATGTGCTTCATACTTCATAATAGTAGGAGTATTTTTTCGTAATAGATTGCCCTAGCTCTGGCTAGGAGCCCAGCGCCACTGACCATCAAGCGCCAGCCACTCGGATTCCCCGAGTGGCTGGCGCTTTTTTTGTTGCCTGGAGAGATGCCGGGATGGCTGACCCCACGTTGACTCCAGAAAAGATCCGTGCGGCTCGCGCGATGTTCGATGCCCGCGAGGTTGGTCTGGATGCGCTCCCAAAGCAAAGCTTCCTCTTCTGGTGTGGTGGGTGTGATCAGATCCCCACTGGGATGACGGAGGCCTGTGCCTCCGCAGGTCCGTTCTGTGTCATTCGTCGCTTACGTGAGATGGAGAAAGTGTAGATGGCTGAAGAAAGTGCTGCTGCGGTCCTTGATGCCCCTGCTAGTCCCACCGCTGATAGTTCTCCGTCTGCTGACGTCGCAGCGCCTGTGGTGGTGGAGTCTCCGTCTGCGCCCCAGGTTGAGACTCCCCCTACGCCTGTGCCTCAACGATCCATTGAGCCTGATCCCACGCCCACCCGTCAGCAGCGCCAGCCAGAGCCGGTGGTCCCTGAGACGCCGCCTGCACCCTTGGAAGACGCCCGTGATGCGAATGATACCCTCCTCAACTGGCGGGATCTGGCGGACCCGGAGTTTCGCAACCATCCGACGCTCCAGAAGTACAAGTCGGTGAATGAAGCGCTCAAGGCGGTGGTGAATCAGGAAGAGTTGCTGGGCCGCTCCATCACGATTCCGAAGCCTGGGGCCAGTGATACCCAATGGCGCACGATCTTCGAGAAGCTCGGCTGTCCCAAGACGGCGAGTGACTACGCCATTACGGACCCGGATATGGGGAAGGATGCAGACGGCAACGCCAAAGGTCTGGCCCCCAACTTCCTGGTGTCGCTGCTCGATGTCGCGCACACCGCGGGCCTGACCAATAAGCAAGCCCAGGAGTTTGTGAACTTTGCGGCCCGCACGGTGGTGCAGTCGGAGAATATCCAGGCGGGTGAGATGGCGATGCAGAAGGCGCAGGCCGAGCGGCAGTTGTTTGAGGCGTTCGCGGGTGATGCGGCGACGATGATTCAAAAGGCGACCATGGCTATTAGCCGACTCGGTGAGGGCAGATACGGCGGTGGTAGCTATAGTCAAAGAGCTGCTGAGAAACTTAGGTCTAGCTCACTTGGTAATGATGTTGATGTTATTGCTGCATTTAGTAACTTATGGGACAACATGAGCGAGGGCCAATTTATTGAAGGTCCTGCTGGAAGTCTTTCTTCTAAAGATCAGATTCAGGCTGATCTTGTTGCTTCAGACAGTATCATGAACGATGACACAAAGCCAATAGCTGAACGCAATCAAGCCGCAGCCAGATCTTTCCAGCTACGGCATGATTTGGTCGCGCTCGAAGAGGCAGCCGAGCGACGCGCGACGGGGTTTGGTGGACGGAGGGCCTAATGGCCTTTGCGCATGTGTCCGCTGATGGCGTGTTCCATGTCCACACCAGGGACGAAGGGGTCTGTAGCGAGACCGCTGAGGGACGGCTGGCGACGTACCTCAGGACGGCGTACCCCGAGGTATGGCACGGCTCAGTGGTGGACACGGCCCTCTGGCTCCTGGAGCACCTGAGGCGGGTAGAGACGATGCAGCCGCCGGTGTTGCGAACGGTATGGGGCGCGGAGCAGGCTGCGACCTATGTTCAGGCTACTGTGACCCATCCTGAAATCAGGTGATAGGCGGGCAGGTGGCGGCATGGGACAGATAGGGCTCGAAAAGCCGGTGTTTTGCCCGAGAGAAATGTTCGAGAAACTGTGTCGCTCACTTGGGGCATGCGGAAACCATGCGCACCATGTTTCCCGTACAGCAGAGGAAGGAGTCTTCTATGGCGGATGCCACGCACGACTATAACCTCCAGCAACTGAGCGAGAAGCTCGACGCCCTGGACTTCCTGCTGCATCAGCTCGAAGCCACGGTGGCGCAGTACCTGGGGCAACACGGGGATCTGCGGACGCAGGTCACGGCCCTGGCCCAGGCGATGGGGGTGGACCGGCCGAAGCCCGCTGTCCAGCCGGCGCCGGGGGCTGAGAAGCCGGTCGAAGCCCCGAAGCCGCCCGAGGCGCCCCCGGCCCCGAAGCCCGCCGGTGCGAGTAGCCGCAGTAGCGGGAGTCGGGCCAGTGGCGATAAGGGCATGGGCGAGGACTAGGGGTTGGCATGCCGACTGGGGAGGCTGGACAGGCCATCGGTGCGCGGGTGATGCTTAAGCCATCCGGCTATCCATTCCCGAAGCATCGCGTCACACTCGGCGTCCGTCAGCGGATCAGGGTGGCCTGTTGGTCGTAACCAGGGGCAACAGTCATAGACAAGGTTGACGAGGCTTTTCGCCGCCGCCACCGCTTCTGGCGACATGAGGGGTGGTTGGTGCTCAGGCATAGGGGCTCCTTGGGGCATGAGACATGTGCCGGGCTCGCATTGCCAAGGACAATACGACTTGTGACGCTTGCTGATCAGGCGAGGACCCGACAAACAAGTAATTATGGCGTGTTTTGCTAGGAAAATCAAGAGTTTAGTAGGACAAACGTAGGCACTCGGCGACGATCTACGTGACACTCTGGAACAGACAGGGATTGGTAGTAACAGGCAGTAGCTCGACAATGAGGGGCACTCGGCGACGATCCTTCTGACTCTATGGAAGAGACATAGCGCACAACCCGCGTAGTGGTAAGTCGGATCGTACATACGGCACTCCGACATTACAACCAGGAACGCCATAGCATATAAAGGAAAGGACTATGGCGACTGGTATCGACCAGGCTATTGTAATGCAGTACTCGTCTCAATTCGACCATGCCTTTCAGCAGAGAACTCCACGGTTGAGACGCTTCGTCCGCGTGAAGACAGACGTGGTCGGCAATCAGACGCAGTTCTCCGTGTTGGGTGAGTCCTCGATGAATAACATCACGGGACACCAGCACGCGGATACGATCTGGATTGATCCTCAGGTAACGGCACGTTGGGCGCCAAAGGGTGACTACACCCATCCTGTTTTATTAGACTGGCAAGATAAGGCAGAGATCCTCATCGACCTCCAGTCCGGCTATGCCATGAACGGCGCCCTTGCCGCAGCGCGTACTGCCGACGCCATCATTGTTTCGGCAGTCGCAGGCACGGCCTACCAGGGTGCGCAGGGTGGTACCGCCAGTGCGTTTAACACGACTGGCATCACCTCAGCCACAGCGGCCACGACGCTCGGCAATGTGCTGGCGGCTGGTGGCACGGGCCTCACCTACGCGAAGGTGCGGGAAACCCGGGCGATCCTCAATGCCCGCGAAGTCGGCATCGACGATCTCGGCAACCGCGACCGCAATGCATTTGTGTGGGCGGTCAACGCCGGCGCGATGTCGCAACTCATGAATGAGACCCAGGCCATCAGCAAGGACTACATTGAAGGCAGTCCGCTGACCGAAGGCGCGGTCATCTACTTCATGGGGTTTAACTTTGTCATTTACAACGCCCTGACCAACACCACGGGCACGACCTACCGCACGCTCGTGTGGCACCGGGACGCCATGGGGTATGCGATCTGGAAAGAGCGTGACCTGCGCATTGACCAGATCCCGACGAAGAATTATTCTACTGGTGTTACTTATATGACTAGTATGGGTGCTACTAGGATACAAGATAAGGGTGTCTTGGCAGTTGACGTAGTCCTCTAGAAAGGAGGCAGCATATGGCAGAGACCTATAGTCTAGAATATACCAATTTACTGATTACAAAGCCTCCTGTGAAAACTGTGAGGCAGTCGGTTGCCATGAAGGTGCAGCCGTTTAGTTATACACAAGTGTTAGCTGGAACGGCTGAGGATACGTGTATTATCGCGCAGCTTCCGCCGTTTAGTCAGCTCTATCTGCCAAGTTGTGTGTTCTATCACGCTGGGTTTACTAGTGGTATGACGCTCTCAGTAGGCTGGAAGGCCTATGTGGACAAGAACGGAGTGACCCAAGCACTCAGCGCAACAGGGTTGTTTAATGCAGCGGACATCAGTAACGGCACCGGCATGTTGCATGGCGGGATGAACTCAGTTGCCAGTCCAGATGACTTTAATCCTGTCTCTACTAGTATCATGAAGGATTTCGAAAATTCTGGGCCGGTGGATATTTACGTGACGTTTGGTGCGCAAGTCCCAGGAGCTGCTGCTGTACTCCTGGGATATCTTGTCTATGGCAACATAGGCTAGAACAAACGTTGCTGCTGGGCAATCTTCCGATTGCCCTTTGAAGAGTTGCACCGGAGGTGGGCGAGTACGCAGTTCTTGTAACTATGCTCACCTCCTTCGGAGATAGGGATTACGTGATCTCTCGACGCATCTTCGCGAGTACAACGTTTCAAACACAACTGACAGATGCCCTTGTCACGCTTATAGAGCACGTCAAGGTCTACTGGTTCTCCGCTAAGCGCATGGCGTACCAGTATGCGGCGTGCATTATTGACGGCATAGACATACGACCGCCGCTTGCTTACCCATCGCTGCCGCGATCTTTTGCAAGACTCAGGATGGGCTTTCTTCCATGCACGGTCTTTCTTGCGAGCCTCTTCAAGATTGGCTTGCCTACGCCTACGAGCTTGGGCATTCACATGGTCCCGATTGTTTGCCACATGCTTACGAGACCGCGCCAAAGCTTTACTGGGGTCTTTACGATGTTTTGCCGCACTTCTCTCGCGTTCCTTGTCGATGTTCTTGGCATACGACTTTCGGCCCGATGCCAGATGCGCGTCAGCATTGTCCCTCTGATGCTGTGCCTTACAGGCTTTGCATGTGGTCTGATAACCACGCTTCGTACTGGCACGATGAAATTCAGTGGTTGGCTTGGATGCTTTGCAATGCGAACAGACGAGTTCCACAGATGCCTCCTATTTAGGCGTGTGAGGGGTGCCGGGCTCCTGAGAGAAATAGGCTCCCAGGACAAGGGATTGATCAGATCCGCCCGGCAGTTAATGTTACCACATTTTCCGCGTCATTGCTTGGGGAAAGCTATGTCTGACGCTACTCCAACGCCAACCCAGGCGCGCACCATGGATCTGCTCCGCGAAGCTTTCCACGACTTCGCGGCGATCCTCGACACGTGTGCGGGGCCATCCCCGTGGAAGACGCAGGCCGAGTCGGCGCTGGAAGAGTGTGCGATGTGGATGAATAAGGCTGTGACCCATACGGTCGTCGCCGCGAATAAGGAATAGCCGGTGGACCCTATTGCTGCCTGTAATCAGGCCCTCATTGAACTGGGCTCGCGCCTCATCACCTCGTTTGATGATGGCACGAGTGTGAGCACGGTTTGTGGGCAGGTTTACCCCGATACGCGGGATGAGGTCCTCCAACTGGCGCCCTGGAACTTTGCCACGACGTTTGCGGTCCTGGCGCTCTCCGCGGACACCCCGGCGATGACGTGGGCCTATCAGTTTCCCTTACCAACCAATCCCTACTGTCTCCAGGTGCGGCAGACCGATCGGGACGCCTGGGTGCAGTGGGAGATTGGCCTCGACGCGGCAGGCCATCGGGTGCTGTTCAGCGATGAGGCGGCGGTCAGTATTGAGTACACGGCGCGCGTGGTGGATCTCAACCTATGGTCGCCACTGGCGGGCCAGGTGCTCGTAAAGATGCTGGCGGCACGCCTGGCGAAGGTTGTGACGGGTCAGAACAGCACGGAAGAGTTAAAGCTCAAAGAAGCGCTAGCGTTGCTCCCAGAGGCGAAGACTAAGGATGCCCAGGAAGGAGCACCGCGGCTGTTGCGCCGCTCAGGACGGCTGGTGCATGCCAGGCTGGGCGGCAGTGCGTGGTGGTCACAAGGATATCCGCGATGGTAACGCTGGACCCCTATCCGATTCTGCCGGATACGGTCGCCGCGGTGCCTGGGGGCTGTTGGGTCAGTCCAGGAGAAGCCTGGATGGTGCCTGGGGGCATCCAACAGATTGAGGCAGGCTTGGACCTGCACTTCCTCAGTCAGCATGGCTGGTTTCGTGCGCTGTGGGTGGACGAGACGCCGGTCTGGCTGGTGGGTATCCATCGCCTGTGGCCAGGGGTGGGGTTGATCTGGCAGCACGTCGTCGTGCCTGCGGTGGTCCAGACCCACCGCCATGCGCTCCTCCGGCTTCTCCATCGGGAGTGGCAGACGTGTCTGGCGGCGGAAGACTGGCGCTGGATCGAATCACAGATTCTGGCGACGGATAGCGTCTCTGCCCGGTTCTTGCGGTGGTTAGGGTTTCGCATCTGGACGTCGAAGCCGGGCTATGGACCGCTGGGGGAAACGGTGCACGTCTATGTCTGGCGCACGGAGGTGTCTCATGGGACTTGAAACAGCAGCAGCGGTGGCAGCGATTGCGAGCACAGCATTGGCCGCGACAAGTACCGGGATTGCGCTGTCCAAGGGCGGGGCCAAAATGCCGCCGATCCCGGCAAAGCCGCCTGGCCCCCCCCCCCCCCCCCCCCCCCCCCCCCCCCGCCCGCGCCCCCCCCCCCCCGCGGCCC